TTCCGGCCTTCGCTGTCCGTTCCGTCGTGGTCCTGCGAACAACGGTGCTAATGCCGGCTTAGCGTACCTCAATGGTAACAATGCGGTCTCGAACGCTAACGTGAACTGGTCGTCGCCCCTAGGATACGCCGCTGATTTATTCAGTAAGAAGAAGTGGAGGAGAGACCCTGTCACTGGACAAAAAATCAAGGCTAAGGGTATAGTCCCGGTAGGTTGATAAACCGACGGCTCATGACCCGATGGCGATTGCAGACACTGGACACTAAAAGACACTTGGGACACCATGAGGAGAAAAGGTGACTTTTCCGGGGATATAGCCCGGAAAGAAAACTATTACAAGGCTTTTGATCATGCCAGCAAGAACAAGCATGGCAAAAAGGCCATAACAAAGTTCGAGGCGGACTTGGAAAAGAACCTTTCCGATCTCCTATACTCTTTTGAAAACGGGACGTTCGTAACCTCCCCGTATCGTTTCATGACCGTCCATGAGCCGAAAAAACGTCTTATCGGGATGCTCCCTTTTCCGGATCATGTCCAGCACTGGGCGATGCTCAATGAGGTGGAGGATTATTTTACGAGATCCTTCTCCGCGTATACCTACGGAGGGGTGAAAGGACGCGGTCCCCACGCCTACATGAGGATGATCCGGAAGGTCTTGAGAAAATATCCGGAACGTACCACCGACTATCTCCTGTGCGATATCCACCACTTCTATCCGACTGTCAATCACCCGGTACTGAAAAGCCAGCTCAGAACACGTATCAAGGATAATCATTTATTGCAAAGGTTTGATGAGATCATTGACAGCGTCGAGGGGGATACCGGTATGTTTCCCGGCACGAAGCTGGCGCAGTTCTTCTCGCTTGTCTATCTTTATCTTTTCGATCACGATTTGAAGCGGTGCTTCCATGTCGGGGAATGCCCGGCTTTGGTTGAGTACTACACGAAAAGGTATATCGAGGAAAGTATCGCAACGGCCAAAACAGAACATGATTATGAGGAGTTATCCAAAGGGATTCAATATCTCTCGGACAGGTTCAAGGGATATCTGAACCGTCTGGACTTCTGTTACCGTCTCGCCGATGATGTCTTGATACTGCATGAGGACACCGTATTCTTGCACCTTGTCATCGAGTGGATCGGTCTTTATTACGCTAACGAGCTTAGGATCGGTCTTAACCCGAGATGGAAGATCGGGCACGTGATGGACGGTGTCGATACGGGGGGATACGTGCATTTCCCGGATCACGTCCGTGTCCGGAAACGTAACAAGGTGGCTCTCTGCCGCCAGATAGCGAGATTGAGAAAGAAGGGTTTGCCGGACGAGGAGATAAGGAAGAGGGCCTCTTCCCGTATAGGCTTCATCCAACACGCTGATACGAGTAATCTATTAAATAAATTAGGAATGGAAACACCAAGGAAAAGACTGGGACAGGTGATAAGGAATAAAAAAAGTCCGTGGGAGGATCTCCCGGCCGACCGGAAAATGAGATTCGAGGATATACTTTATGATACCCGGATACCGGAGGACCGGAGAGGCCCCGAGGAGGACAGGCTGATTGAGTTGATCGATTATAAGATTGAGGATAGCAAGATCGAGAGAAACGAGGACGGCACGCCAAAGAAGTGCCTCGCCATACGTTTCCGATGGAAAGGCGAGGAGCGTTACGCTTTCACCGGTTCCGCCGTCTTGATTGATCAGGCGCTCACGGACTTCTCTCACGAGGACTTGCCGGTGGATACCGTGATAAAGGTGCTCACCAACAAGTTCGGTAAGAAATTTTTCAGGTTCACTTGACCCGTGGGGATCGCTCTTGGCCGATCCTTCCGGGTCGGCTAAAAAACATTTAAATATATGGAGACAAGAGCGATTTACACGGAGAGAAAGACATTCGTAAAATACGATGACAACCATTACCTGCTATACCTGAACGAGGAGGTCTTGGAGAACCACGTTCCGGAGGGCCACGGGGGCGAACCGGAACCGGAGCCTTGCACGGCTTACGCCTATACCGGCACGTGCGAGGATGGCGGCACGCTGGTCGAGGCTACTTCCGCAAGTTATGACAGTCTCGTGTCCGGATTGATCCGGAGAGAGTATTCCGCCGATCGGGTAGAGGCGATAACGCTGAATAAATTGAGCTCGGATAATGAGAGAAAGGCCGAGTTTGAGGCCGAGTTCGCCTGTCTGGAACGTTGCCGTAACGACTGCAAGGCGAGGGTACGTGCCTTGCTGGGTATGCCCGAAAGCGTCTCGAACACCCTTTAAATACCGTTCGAGATGCGTATCTATGATAAGACGGGCGAGGTATTGCTTGACATCCCGGTGGACGATGACAGCTATCGTTACCGGGCGATAGCGCAAGCGAAGAAGGTGGAGCTGCGTTACTCCCTAGTGGATCACGTGGAGCTGCCCACCGGGACGTATATCGAGTACCAGGGGGAAAGGTACACGCTGTGGTACCCTTCGGATTTCAAGAAGGAGGGCACGAGGGTATTCGACTATACCGTCACCTTCGGCGGCAACGAGGAGATCCTGAAAAAATATAAGTACAAGCTGTTGTCCGACAAGCCGTACAAGCTCAAGTTCGTCATGACGGCCACGCCGGGGATGTTCGTGGAGCTGCTGGTGGACAACCTCAATCTCTATGATTCCGGCTGGACGGTCGGCACGGTGATCGAGGCCCCGGAGAAACTGTTGTCGTTCAACCATGAGAAATGCTGGGCTGTATTGGGGCGTTTGGCCGAGGAGTTCGACACGGAGTTCGAGATCGTCGGAAAGACAGTTCACTTGCGCAAGGTGGAGTACTTCAAGGATGCCCCGGTCGCTCTCAGCTATGGCAAGGGAAACGGTTTCCTTCCGGGTGTAGGTCGTGCGAACCAAGGCGACAACCTCCCCGTGGAGATATTGTACGTGCAAGGCGGTGAGCGGAATATCGATTACTCGGCCTATGGCAGCCAGACCTTGCTGCTCCCCAAGTCGCAGGAGCTTTCCTATCAAGGCAGACGCTACAAGACCGACAAGGACGGGATGTATGTCACTCGTGCGGACAGGCCCCTTTCCTCTTATAATGAGGACAGCTACGATGCCAGCGATATATATCCATCCAGGGTTGGCACGGTGAGCGAGACCGACACGGAGCCGGGCGAGGACACGGACGGGAACGATGTCACGTTCTACAACTTCTATGACTCATCGGTTCCCGCCAACCTCAATTTCGAGGATTGCCTAATCGCCGGTCAGACCATGACGGTTATTTTCCAGACAGGCCGTCTGGCGGGCCGTGAGTTCGACGTAAAGTACATACATGACGGTCGTAAGTTCGAGATCGTACCGGCTGAGCAGGACGGCATGGATCTTCCCAACTCGTCCCTGTATCCGGAGGTGGGAGACAAGTACGCCGTCTTTAACATATCCCTTCCCACAGCCTACGTATGCGACAACGCCGCCAAGACCGGGGCGAGCTGGGACATGTTCCGGGAGGCGGTACGCTACCTGTACGAGCGTGAGGAGCGGCAATTCACATTCAGCGGAGAGCTGGACGGCATATGGGCCAAGAAGAATTGGTTGGCGATCGGCGCCAAGCTGGTACCCGGCGGTTATGTCGATTTCAGCGATCCCCAGTTCCAGCCGGACGGTATCCTGATCCGGGTCACCGGGGTGAGGGATCACATTAATAGGCCCCACAGTCCGGAGCTTGAGCTATCCAACACGCCGGTAGGCGGTTTCCTGTCCGATGAGCTGGGCAAGCTGGAGAGCGAGGAGGTGACGAACGAGACACGACACAAGCAGGCCGTATCGTTCACCCTTCGCCGTTGGCGTGACGCGGTGGAGATGCAGGGGATGCTGGAGAGAGCGTTCAAGGATTACGGCAAGGGGCAGGCGATGTCGTGGCTTCGCACCATGTCGGTATTGGTGGGACATGAGTCGTTGCAGTTCCGTTTCGTCAACCGTATTCCCACGGAGGACGGACAGGCGGTCACCGAGGTGGATCACGCCTTCACGTATGACCAGCGGAAACGTACGCTTGCCACCCCCTCCGGGATCTTGCAGCACATGACGTTGGGGATAGACTCGCTCGCCCCCTCCCACAAGGTGACGGAGTACAGGTATTGGAACGTGGCGGCTTATACGTCTCCCTATCTAGGTGATGACACGGAGGCCATGTACCTGTACGCCCGCTGCGCCAAGTCGGGATCGTCCGGCTCTTTCCTTCTCAGCAAGGAGCCGAGGGACTTGGATGACGGCTCGTATTACAATCTCCTTTGCGGGGCCTTGAGTACAGAGGTGGACGGCCAGCGCAGTTTCTCCACGCTTTACGGCTTCAGCGAGATCGGCCCGGGCTGGATGCGGCTGAACAAGATCATCAACACGGACGGCACGCAATACTGGGACATGCTCTCCAAGGCGTTCCGGATCGGCGATGACAACGCTTTCCTCTCATATGACCAGCGAGACGGTCTCGTGTTGAAAGGCAGTATCTACCAATCGCCCTCCGGCGAGATCGACTATCCGGAGGTGGATCGGGGCGCTTACTCCGATAAGTCCGTCTATTACCCCGGCGACAAGGTATCTTACGATGGTAACGTGTATAAGTGTATATCCCAGACCACGCCCGGTACCGATCCCACGAACACGAGGTTCTGGAAGCCATTGGTATCGAAAGGCTCGAACAGCTTCAAGAGCACGGTGTTCATCCGCACGAACGCCACGCCCGATACCCCTGTTGGCGGCTCGTACGCCTCCCCGTTGCCGACCACGGAGGGATGGAGCGACGGGATACCGTCCGGCGAGGCGATACTGTGGGCCTCCACCCGGATCTTCTCGTCGGACGGGAAGGAACCCCAGCAAACGGCATGGATGTCCCCGAGGCAGATGACGGATACGGCCGATTTCGACGTGGAGTTCTCATCCGTAGCGAGCCCGTCAGCCCCGAACGGTCATCCTAATACGAACAAGCAATGGAGCGACACCCAGTCCACGGACACGGTCTGGATGGCCACCAGCACCAAGAGAAACGGAGTATGGAGCGCGTGGAGCGTATCCAAGATCAAGGGAGAGGAAGGCAAACCGGGAAAGGACGGGATAGACGGCACGGATGGCGAGGACGGGAAAGACGGCGATCCCGGTCCCCGTGGCGATCGTGGCCCCCGCTGCACCTACCGTGGCGATTACGACTCAAGCGCTACCTATAACGCCAGCTCCAAGATTACCGATATCGTATCGATCAAGAATAGCGATGGCACCCGCACGTATTATGTGGCGAAGGTGGATGATAACGAGCCTACCTTCAAGGGGAAACATCCGACCAATACCGCCTATTGGGACACCTTCGGGGCGAACTTCTCCAGCGTGGCGACCGATTTGCTGATGGCACGGAAGATAGCTGCCTCGGAGATTGACGTGGAGGAGATCTTCGCGAACTTGGCAAGGATCGGAAACTTCACCATCACGAACGGGTCACTGGCCGTGGATACGTCCGTCTCGGATCGTACACAAATCACCTTTCCGCAAATGTTGACTATCGGGAAGACCACGCAGTTCGCCGGGAAGTTCGGAAACCGTAGCTCGTGGGGCGGTGTGTTCTTCGAGGGATTCGGTCCCTATTTTTACGACATGGGGGTAGAGAAAGTGTTGTACAGGGAGGGCACGGGGGTCGTGTTTAACGCCCCGGGCGGGAGATACCCGTTCTTGGGGGTACGGATCGATAACGGCAACGGTATCTATGGCTGGAACAGTCCCGGGAATATAGCCAACCTGTATATCAACAAGGACGCCGCGAGCACGGCCCATGTGTATATCACCAATTACCAAGGCTTGACCTCCTCGGACATCCGCCTGAAGAGCGTCTTCTTCGATATCCCGAACGTGTTGGATAAGCTGGAGGGTATATCCGCCTTCTACTACACGATGAAGGAGGACGAGGACAAGATCCCTCGCATCGGCGTGTCGGCGCAAGCCGTCCGAGAGGTTCTTCCGGAGGCGGTACAACTCATAACACCGGATAACGGGGATTCCTATTACGGCGTGGATTATATCCAGATGTTGACCGCATTTGGGATCAACGGGATCAAGGAGCTTTACGCCAAGGTCAAGGCACTTGAGAAGAGGGTGGAAGAGTTGGAGAACAGATAGAAAATATTATAAGCCTTTATCGGGGGCGGGCAAATGAAAGCCCCCGTATATATTAAAAGAAAACGAGATGAAAGGATTTGAGGAAGTTTTTATCGTTGCGTGGATAGTCTTCGGGCTGTACATGCTGGTGTTCATGGTCGTAGGCGCTGATCTGTGGAGCGGCGTGAGGAAGGCAAAGCGAAGGGGTGAGGTGAGATCGAGCTACGGTTTCAAGCGGACGGTTGACAAGTTGGCGAGGTATTACAACCTGCTCA